AAACCAGCAGTAGTAATAGAATCAGATACTACATTAGCAAAAATCGTAGTAAGATTAGTAGATGTACACGTTAATGTAGCACTTACAAATGAAGGAGCGGTGCTTGGATTAGGTGTATTAAAAGGTATTGCATAAACACTTGTAGATCCACTAACAAGCATACCAGTAGTTAAAGGAGTGACATTGAAATCAACAACTTGACCACCAATAGCATTTGCTAAAGCAATTTGCGCTGAACCACCAGAATTGTTATCTAGTTCAATAACATCGCCGCTTCTAGTACGAGTTAAAGGTATACCTCCATTAATTTGTATAATGCGCTGAAATGTTGTTGGTGTTGCCATATTATGATCCTACTGATGTAATTCTACCGACGTTACTATAACTTAAAATTCTACCATAAGTTGATGTACTTAAACTTCTTCCACTACCTATTTGTGTAGTAACAACATTAATGCCTACACCCATAGGAGCAGGTAAAAATCTTTCTAATAATGATAAACTTAAAAAAGTATAATTATTACTTACGTTATAAGTTAAAGTCATGTTTTGGTTGTCCGTTAATGTAACAAAGTCTGGTAACAAGTCATTGAGGTATTGTTGAATTGATGCAAGCGTGCCATCGTTTGAATTTAAAATGATCTGTAACTGTATAACTAATCTATATTGATCATCGTTTAAATTGGTGGCTGGTTGTGCTGCATCTGAATAGCTTTCCCAAACACCGCTAGTATTTGTAGTACCAGCGTAATTTCTAAAACCTATAGTGTTACCAGTATTTAAGTAATTGTTAAAACCCCAATAAGGTATTGATGAACCTACTGGATTAATGTTTCTAGGCACTCCCACATATTTACCTATAATATCTAATTGTGGGCCAACAGCAGTATCTATATTAAAAGCATTAATTAATAATGTAGTTAAGTCATCAGCTAATGCTTGTTTTACCATCAATGCAGTAAGCATTTGAGCATTAGGTTGTTCTGAATACTGAAATATTAATCTATTAACATAATAATTAACTAATGTAATTAAATTATTACTTGGTGGCGTGCCAGTAGGCGAACCAGCAGTAGGCCAAACTGGAACTACAGTAGGACTAGATGACGTAACAGGATCCCCACTAGCATAAATGGGTACTATGTTATTAGTAGATCTTGTGCCAAAGTTTGCCATTATACTGTAATATTACCAACAGGAAGAGTAAATTGATAATTGAGTCCAGATGCAGCTATGTAAGTNAATGAACCTGGAGTTGATGTTAAACTTATGTTTTCACCACTTACATAACAGTTTGGTGCAAACTTTTTAATTAATGCTACAATAGAACTAGAATCTGCTGCTTGACCAATATTGTAANTAATAGCGTTTGCTATTAATGTGGCTAAGTTACTTGGTTTTGTACCAGTAATAGCTGTTACTGTAGCAGTAAACCATAAAGGTTGTAATATTGGAGTATCCCAATAAACATTAAATGTTTGTGTGCTTGTTTGTTGTATAGAATAAGAATTTGTATTTGGATTAATATTAACAGTTGGTGCNGATGTGTAACCAGTACCACCAGCANTAACTGTAAATCCAGTTATTTGTCCTGTAGATGCATTAAATGCAGCAGTCGCAGTAGCACCAGAACCACCACCTCCAGTTAATGTAACATATGGAGCGTTGTAATATCCAGAACCGCCAGAGCCTAATGTAATAGATGAAACGCTTGTTCCAGTAAGATTAGCGGTACCACTTGCGCCAGTACCAGAGTTAGTTTGTCCGCAACCAGCATTACGTTTGTTGTAAATTACTTGAGCTATATTGCGAGCTAAAGTATAACCATTAGCTTGTATTGTATTTAAAGAAATAGTGGTAGCAATAATAACCCAAATGCTATGCGGAGGTATTCCACCAACTGTAGTGCTAGAAGCTACATTAGTTGTGTTTTCTTGTACTGATACATAACTAACACCATCAAGCGTTTCTAATCCACCAACTAAACCTTCTAAATAACCTTTACTAGGTAACGATACTGAAATAGCTCTACGCAATCTTAATTGTGCATCTGTTTCTTCGTTTTGACCTAATGATGTATAAGTTGATGCATTATTAACAGAAGAAACGCCATTTGTTACACTAACAACTGTAGTAATAGTACCTACTGTAGAAGAAATTGCTCCTATTAAAGAAGCTTGAAATGGTACAAGCGTATATGTGCCAGATGTAAAAGTTTGAGTCGTTAATAACTGATATTGATTACCAGAACTATCAGCTACTGTAAAAGGTGAAGTAGGTTGCTGATCAATTCCGTACAGTGTTACGTTTGACGTAATTACTAACGTCATTGGTTGCTGAGTATAAGTACCAGCTAAACGTATAACACCATTGATAGCACAACGCTGATCTAATGTAACACCTATAGCTTGATCTGGGTCAAACGATGTATATGCAGTAACAATTTGCTCTAAAACATCTAGTTTAGCTTGAGCAAATATATTGATTAAATTGGCATCAGGCGAATTAGGCTGTACGTTTGCACCTGGAAATATAGTTAAATATCCAGGAAAATCTACGGAACCATATTCTATCTCACTGATGATTTCATCAATGGTTTGGATTTTAAGACCGTTTATATCAAGTGTNTTAGGAATAGGTATTAATAGCTGGACTAGGACTTATATAGAAATCGTAGTCGCGCTTGAAACGCTGGATGAATAAATGGTGGAAATGTTATAAGTTAAGGTCAACTGTCTGGTAGTATTATTTAAATTAGCACTTACTGAATTAATACTTATAACTCCATAACAATTAGATATAATATTACGGGTTTGAGCTAATATAGCATTTTCGGTGTTTTTATTACCTAAAAGGTTAATCCAATCTATACCAAAGTTGGTATACCAGAAAGCATCGTTTAAAAAGGTGTTTAGGGCAGTTTGTATGTTTAAAGCTATGGCGTTATTGCCTGTAGCATAACTTGCCAATCCTTGCCCAAATAGCCAATCGCCAGAGCTTGATATAATGTTAACAGTAGGAACAAAAGTATAGCCAGAGCCTTTATTCGTAACAGTAATAGTACCTATTTGACCAGATATGATATTAGCTTGTGCGGTAGCATTAATACCCCCTCCTCCAGTAATAGTTATGGTAGGTGGGCTAAAATAGTTCTGACCATTGGTTAAAACATTGATTGCCGTAACATAACCACCAGATACCTTTGCTATAGCAGAAGCACCTAAACCGCCTGTTGTCAGGCTTCTAAATATCATTGAGGGTGAACTCATTTAAGAAGGGCGGTTATTGCATTAGATGCGGTTGTGATTTGAGTTGTACAGTCAGGACCTGTTTTTGCGTTTAAGGCAGTTAAAGCAGATACTACGTCTTGAAGTGCAGTCAATAAACTCGTTGTGGCATTAGAAATGCCTATTTTGGTCGTTCCTAACGATATTAAAGGGCCAGTTGTACCAGATGACCCATAAATCTGGGTATCTGTCGTAGAATAGCTAGGAAGCGATGCTGGCTGGCTTCTAAGCCCTACTATGGCTATAGCATCAGATAGGTTATGTAATCTATTGCTATTAGGGGGTAGCCCTGTAGTGCCTGATAACCACCAAGTATCCATATTTCTATCTAAAAAGATTAAAGCACACGTATCTCCTTTATTTATAGGAAAAGTAATAGCTCCACCGCCTCCACCTAAGCATACTATTGGTACCCCTAATAGTTGAGGGTACTGGGCTACAACTGGGGTAGTAGTCGAATCAGCATTGGTTAAGTTCTGTAGAACTATACCCATATTGATGGTTATATCCGCAGTCTGGGTGGTAGGATAGAAATTAACTATAGTGCCTGCTTGGGCACAAGCTAGTGCAGCCATCCATTCCCTAGCTGATTGATTTAATACCAGCTTAAGATCTGGATAAGACCTTGGTAGACTAATTGCTAAATTTGTTTGCTCAGACATATTATTGTGGAAGTACAGTATTACCTGAGAAAGTGGTAGCTCCGTTAGGTCCTAAGTATAAGTTAACGGTTGTGGTCAGAGGACCGTTTACAGAAGGCGATATTATACCCTCGTGGGTTATTCCCTGTACTGGATATATGTTATTATAAATAGGTATATCTTCACTAATTAACTGCACTTGTTGTCCAAGGGTTAATCTAGGCTCAAATAACATCTTTACTTGGATAAAATTACCTTGGCGCATAGGTATATCCAATAATCCTGTAGCAGAACTTATAAGAAATATCTGATCGTTAACTTTAAACGAATCACTATTACTTAGTACCTTTAATTGATTATTATCAATGGTGGCGTTTACGCCAGAAGGTAATAGATTTTGTATTAAATTATAAGTAGGTCCGCAGAATACCGATGCACGTTGATTAACAAATTTAGGTACAGTTCCTATAATAGGTGTAGGAAAAGTTTTAATTAAATCACTATTAAGCCTTATAATTGTATCACTTAATGTAGATTTAGCAGGTAACGTAAAATTTGAATAGCTATTGGCTTGAGCAAAACCACCATCAAATGCTTCGATTTCTGTTACAATATTATTCCTGCCTACCCTTGTACTGTAAGCTTGGCGTACATTGCCATTAAATATCAAAGGCACAAATTGATTTTCATAACCAGCCCTAAATTGTATTTCTGAATANGCAGCACCATTAAACCATTCTTTGTAAATAACATCTCTGGTTTTTTCGGCTAGNTTNTATATNTTAAAATTAGCNGTTTGTGCAGTAGCTAATATNTCACGTTTAATTGAAAANTCTACAGTAAATGGAGNATTAATNGTTAAGCTATTTTGAGCANAACTTGTAAATACGCCATNAACAGGCACAGTACTGCCAGAAGTAGTTGCAGGTTTGCTGTATGGTCCTACTTGGCAATATAAGCTATATGTGCGGTTAAATTTCAATTACCTACAACAATTTGAGTTTCGATTTGTTCAACTTCAGTAGAAGTTAATAAATACAATTTAGCATATCCACTTTGGAAATCACTAGCATTTAAAGGTTCATAACCATCCGTAGTAACGCAAGCTAAACCAAATGTAAATATTGTCTCAAATTGCCTCAATATATTTGGATACGTAGTTACTCTCATTGAATTAATGGTGTATGCAGGACTTTGTCCATTCCAACTGAGATCAAAATACCAACCACTTTGATTAGGACGATAAGCTAAAGTCATGGTCGCAGTAGTACCATCAGGTATAGCTATGCTAATAATCTGACAAGGTGTATCGTTTATACCTGTTATTAATTGCATATTATATTTTGCTATCTTTTAACCAAGTTTGATAAATCTGATCGGCAGCTTGGCTAGATAATGTAACCTGTCCTATATTTCCATTTAATGCTGGATTTGATTCAAAATTTTGAAAAGTTAAACGACCAGCAGTTAAATTAGGATTAATAATAACCTGACTGGCTAATCTTATCTTTTTAAAAGTAACACTAATATCTGTAATGTTTGTAGTAGTTGCATCTTGGCTAGGTTCACAAGACTCAATAGCCATGTTGGAAAATATACCCCATGGCGTTTCTACTGTGAACAATACTCTACCAGTCCATAATTGATAAAGAAATCCAACTATGTTTTGCTGACGTAAATTAGGATCGTTTTGACTTAAATTAGATACTCCTAAATACCATTGATATAAATCAGTTGTATTTGCATTAATTGAATTTGCAGTCGTAGAAGTAGATAAAAGTTCTGCTTGTGCAGAACCAGGTGTTAATGGTGGTATTAGCGGTGTATTTAAAGGTAATGAGCTTGCTGTCTGCACAGGCGCATTTTTTACCAAGGGTGTTTGATATGCTATAATACCAATAGAACCTTTAAGCGTTACCTTTTCTGGTGAAAGTGATATTTGATCATGTATAGCACTATTATTTTCTAACCAATGATCAGTAATCTCAGATTTAAATTCTAATCTTTCTTCACCACGTATATCAAAAGTTAAACCAGCTATGCCATAAGGCAATGGAGATGGATAAGCATATACTGTCTGCTGAACTGGTGTAAGAGCAGAAAAGAAACTTGATTGATCACTTGGTATAATATTTGTAGCCATATTAATAAGCAGTTGATCCTACCATTCCTAAACCAGAAGCGATTCCGTAGCTTTGCGAAAAACTTTTGTTTATTTGCTTATGCATTTCTTGTACTACTGCTTTAGGATCGCCAGCACCACTAATATGTACAGTAATATTATTGTTATTGGTATTATTAGAAGTATTTGTAGAATTGTTTGGTAAATTATTATTTAAATCTGCTCCACCGCCAATACCAAATTGATCACGTAAGAATGTGCCATTTTTTAATGATGTTACTGTATCATGGAATACTCTTAATGGATCCGTAAATTCATCTAACTTATTTGTCATATTTGAAATCCATTGACCAAATGAAGTCTTATCAAAATCATCAAATGCTTTAATTACTCTTAGACTTATATCAGCAATATCATCTAATAATTCAGCAAATCCTAGAGCAGCAGGTGCCAGCATTGTGCCTATTTTTTGAGCAACGACACCAAACTTATGCTCCATAATACCCATAGCTTGATTTACTTTATCAAACGCTTTGGTATTTTCTGAAGATATTGCCATATCTTCTTTTAATTGTAATACAGAGAGATCCGCTCTTCTTAACATTTGAAAGGTAGAATCACTTATGCCTAATTGAGCAGTTAGTTTTCTACCCATAGCTGCGGATATTTCACCACCTTCTTTTACCTTTTCATGTATCTGTGCTAATATTTCAAATGGATCTTGATTAGGATTAATACCTAATAATGCCCAAGGTGCCATATTGCCTTGGCCTAATTTTATATCAGTTTGTGCTTGTTGTATGTTAGCAATAGCACTAGCAACATCTTCACCACTAGCTCCAAATTGAGCAGCAGCAAATTGCCAATTCTGTAATGTTTTTACAGAAGCACCTGTAATTAAATTAAACTGAAATAGATTCTCTCCAGCTTTTGTGGCATATTGTGCAATCTTACCAAGACCTACTGCTACACCACCAAATATTGCAGTTGCTGCAGCAGTCTCTACTCCTACTTCACCAAATGCAGTAGCCAAATCANTTAACGAACCTTTGCCTTTAGCTAATTGATTAAATAACTTAGCTCCAGTTTTTAACTGTAACTCATCTAGCTTTTGCTTTTCTTTTTGTTGCTTATCTTTTTTTAGGTTTAAATCAAGAGTCTGTTTTTCAGCAGCTTGTCTTTTTTTGGAATCATTTAACCAACTTGTATAAGTAGGACCTGCTTTTTCATTATATTGAGTATAAGCTTGTTTAGGACCAATAGCTGATTCGTATTGATTAGTCTTTCCATCGCCTGCATTTGCTTTACCACCACCAGTTTTATTAATGATTATTGGTATGTTTAATTTAGCTAATGCAGTAGGTATCTTATTAAGATTCTTAGCTAATTCATTGGCAGCAGTCGCAGCGTTATTTAAGCGCGTAGTAAGACCATTAAGGCTTTGTTGATTATCAACTTTCAGCCCAATCTTTACAAAAAAATCACCTATACTTTGGCTCACGATTTATGGTCCTTATTTAATTCTTGTTCGGTTTCAGAAGCTTCAGCCTGACAAATATGAAAATGCCACGCATCAAGAACCAGATCGGTAGGCATATCTAATATTTCCAAAAGGCTGCCTACACCTCGCCCGTTTAACTGTAGGGCTATACGTATCTGGGGTTCTAGTTCGTCGTGGATTTTGGCTCGCTGCCACCTGTTCCCTTTAATGGGGTTGATAACAGCGATCCGAGGTTTTTGAAAAAAGGGACGAGATTCAAAGTCGCCACCTCCCAAACGACAAGCAGGAAGTCTGCACGAGCATCTTCGGATTCAAAAGTATTTCTAGTAATTTTAATTCCTACAGAATCGTTAAGACTCTGGTATGTGCATGATTCCATACACTTCCAGATAGCCTCTTGTACCTTTTCAGATGTGGCTACTTTAATTACAATATCCTTAAGTTCGCTAATATCCATTTGCAGAAAGTTAGCAAAATCTAAGGAAGATCCCTGCGACCCAAAAGGAACTCCAACGAGTTCCTTAAAAGTAGCATTGAATAAATTCATACCATCGTTGAATCTCGCTAATTGAAATCCAAGGGTGGCACCGCTTGATAGGGGAATATTTCTCATTTAAGAATTATGACTGAATTTGACGTGTACCCATTGCAAAGCGGATTTTCCACATTGTGACACCTTGATCAGTATCACCTTCCACGTTGCTCTTAACTTCTGGTACTGCCATTGGCACACCACCAGTTAATGTATAGGCATCAGTAGTAATATTACCATTGCCATCACCAATAAGTTTTACAACAGATGCTTCTAATAAATTAAAAGTCGCAGGACTATTAACAAATTGTCTATATGCAGCGTTTACATATTGGTCATTAACACTACCTCTAATTAAGCGTAGCGTTAATTCAGCAAGTTGACCCATAGCATTAAAAGCAATAATTGTGTTATTGTTTTTGCCTGGTTTCATTGTGACGAACTCGTTAGGGAACGTCAAAGAACCAACATCGCCATCTGCGAGNTCGGTCTGCAATATACCNTNGATAGAAATCGTATCGTTACCGTTTANTGAAATATCCATGACTTATAAGATTAGTAGTTGATGTAAATAATTCCGTTTACGCTTTGAATTGCGCCAGCGTACTTGATTGCAATTTGAATCAATGGAGCTATGCGTTTAGCACGTAGTGATTGTAATTGTTGTGATACTGGTTGTGAGTAAACATAGTAGCCAAATTGAGCTATGTTTGTTACTAATGATGCAGGATTGCCAAATGTAGAACCTGTCCATGAACCTGGTGCTAAGAATCCATTTGCTACTGCTTGATTAAGAACTTGAGCGATTGAACTCTTAATTGTGTTCATACCAGCTTCAGTCTGTGGAATCTTAGTAGGTGTTGTACCAAGTGTGTTAAATGTAGCTACTTGTAATGAATTTAATAACCAAGTTAGGTTATATACATTATCTGAGTAACCATTACCACCAGTTGATACTACTTCTGGTAAACCTTGTACAAGAGCATAGAAATCAACACCAGTCGTTTGGCATTGTGCAGCGATTGTTTCATTGATACCTGAATCAGCAGGTACTCCAACAATCTGCTTTAAGTTCATTGTAATCGTTGTATTGGAACCATTGAAATTTGTTCCAAATAAACGTGAAGCATAACCAGCAGCAAATTGGCGTGCAGTTACTAAACCTGCTGTGTGTATTAATAAACGGCTTTGTTGCTGTGTATTATGTGAAATTACATAAGACATACCACCAGCATATATATCAGCTACATTTGCAGTAGGAACGAATAATAAAGCTTTAGTAACAAATGAATTTACTAAAGTTGATGCTGCTTCAATATCAGCAGTACTAAATGCACCAGAACTTGGTACCGATGTAGAATTTGCATTAGCATAAATATAACCACCAGTATAGATTTGGGGTTGTAGTATGCTAATAGCTTGAGTTAAAGTAATTACTGGACCAGAAGTCGATCCAGTTGGTTGCATTGGATAAATAACCAACTGACCATTACCACTTAAAATATTTGGGTTTTGGCTAAATACAGTTTGTGCAATGGAATAAGTTTCAGAACCTGTTCCATAGTCTAAACCTACTGATACTGGATCAGTATAGATACCAAAGCTATTGCTAATAATTACTGTTGGAGCAGATGTATAATTTGCACCACCACTAACTAAAGTTAGTCCAGTTACTACGCCTGCTGTTAAAGTAGCAGTAACAACTGCACCAGAACCACCACCGCCAACTAAAAATACTTGAGGAGGTGTGAAATAATTTGTACCACCTGTTACTAATGTAACAGCAGTAACTACACCACCTGCTTCTGTACAAGTTGCGGTTGCACCAGTAGCATACTGTGATGGATTACCATTAATTGGACCTTCTGCCGTGATTAATGCCAATGAATTGACATTATAAGCTGGCAATGCCAATCCTGGCTGTGCCACTGTAAAACTAACGAAGTCTGAGATACTAATTGACATAATATATATACGTTAAGGTTGAGTTATAAGTTCTGGTGAACCAGCAAAGTTGTCGTAGTAATTTACTGGAATGATTCGGCTGAAGGCCGTAAGTACGTTAAATGTGATAGCGTAACGAGTTAAACGAGATGCACCTTCGACAATAGAGGCATCGTTAAAAGTGACTGGTATATTTGCGATTTTAAATCCATATTTTTCCTGTAGTTGTTCAGCTTGCGTTGAATTTAAAGCAAATAATATTTCTTGTCTTCTTGCTCTTGCATCATTGTTTCTAGACATAATCTGTATAGAATATATCTGCTGAACATTTTGAGTCTGAACTTCGTTTAAAACAACGGTTGCAGGCTCACCCACTTCAGATGCAGGAACAAGACCTTCTTCGTAAGAAATTTTATGACCATATGGTTTATCACCAAGTAAACCTACTGCNACAAATATACTGTCGTCTGGTGGTATAGGTATACGTTGATTATAGGTAACAACATGGTTGTTATCTAATTGTAATTGCTCACGTATGAGCTTTACCAATAAGTTAATTATCTCAGGTTTCGGTTGCACTTGTATAATCCTGAGTTAATTTGTATTTAACATATCCGAAGAGTGTCCAACTCCACTTATATGTTACACGATATGGTACGTTATCTATGATTACTTGATCATTGTTTTTTAATTCAGGATCAGTAACACAGTATAAATTATATTGTTGCCAAGAACGCTCACCTTCAAATTTGAAGTTAAGTTTTTGTCCTGCTGGCGTAAGAAATCCTTGAGTCTTAAATTGATAAGACGTTGTTACTGCATCACCATCTTTTACAGTAACTCTATTAATTAACATCAACAAAGGTTGTGACCATCCACTAACTGTATATCTGCCTTGTGGAGATGTATTAGTTTGAAACAATGGTCGTCTTCCTGCGCCTACAATAGNACNAGGACCTGTTGGAAATGCTGGAGTTGGTCTAATCATGTGACCACCTCATAATCAAAAGACGAACGTAATTGACCGCTATCGTCTAATAATTTTCTACCCATACGTTTATGTTTACGGCGATGGGCTAATGTAATTGGACTTATGGNTTTCCATCCTACTGGATAACCTTGTTTTTGAAAATTTTTATCTACTAAAGATACGGCGGTTTCTCCTACTTCTTCCAATAAACCTTCAAGACCACCTAATACTATATCTTTTTCGTATGTAGATTTTTTAACTTTAGCTAATTCTGCACCCATAGCCATTTTCATTGGCATACGCAGTATAGATCTTTCTGGTATATCTAAAAAATGACCACAAGGACCTTTAGCTGCAGGATTACCAAATTCATGGTCAAATGCTATTTCTGTGTTGGTTTTTAACACAGTTTCGCAGTCAGGTGGATATACTCTATTACGAGAATTTAAACCTGTGGCTACCCCAACCTTAACATATGATTTAACTGAACGAGCCAAATCACGCTTTAAGTGTTCAAGTTTTTCAATATCAAATTGAACCGTAGTTTGCATGGGTTTTACTACGGCAACGTCTCTCTAAAGGCTACGAATACGTTGGCGATTAGTTGAGGACTGAT